GATTAAATGGGAGATTATGAAATTTATTTTAACCCTATATGTTTGTTCCTTTATAGATTTTACTTGTGCTACAGGTGTATCTTATCCTATGCAATTTGATACTTGGAGAGAGTGTGTTACCGCTGCACATCAAGAATCGCAAATTATTCTAAACTCCTTACCACCACAGATGGTAGAAGCTAATAGATTAGCCACTAAATATACCTGTCAACAGCTCCTGGGTGCATAGGGTTGTATTTTTGTCATAATTTGTTATATAATATCTTATGAAGAGTTATCGCGTTCAGATACGATCAGAAGGAAAGTATTATGATGGGATAATTAAAGCTAACAATGATGCTGAGGCCTTGCAACAGTTTAAATTGAAGCTGACCAATGGTGAGATCACAGCACAGGATGAACCTCTTTATACTAAGAAAAGAGTTTTCATCTCATATGAGGAGCTAAAAGATGGCACTACAGAAGTTGATATCAGAAAAACTTCAGTTGGAGTCCAAATGGGCGGGTCAAGCGTTATCACAGGGTAGAGTAACGACTGACATGAAGTGGATCGATATTAAAATTAAAGATCTAAAGAAAAGAATCAACGAACAAAGTGTTGTTGATGCATCTGCAGGTCTTTTAGATAACAGCTAGAAAAAAAGACTAGCAACCTAATCAAAAATCGTTTATACCAAGGGGTATCTATGCCTCAAAAAAAAGGAGACTCTTATGCTGATATTCCTAACTATATTCGGCACTATGTTGAATCAACCGAACGAGGCCACATTATTAAAATTCTTACTGAAACAGGACTCCAAACCTACAATTGTAAGTGGTCAAAATATAAAAGAGCAAACGACCTTACCCAAAAGAAAACCGAAGATTAAATAATACCTAAATCTCTTAGTTCTTGCGGTGGCCGTTGTACGGTACACATTGGGCAGTCTACCTTAATCTTTTCAGATTCACTTGTGTCTTTCCACACCCAAATTTCTCTTAAATCCTGACATCTAAGACATTGATGTTTAGGTTTAGGTATATATTTTTCTTTTTCCATTTCTATCTTAGCTTCCCTAAATAATTTTAACATAGCTTTATAAGCACCACCACTGTTGTAATCATTATTCATCTTTAGCTTCTCCCCAACTTCTACCTAAAGCAACATCACATTTGAACGGAACCTTTAAATTATCAACCGCGTTTTCCATTTTATCTTTTATAACTTCAATATCTTTGTCAGTTCCTATACTAAAACAAAGTTCATCATGTATTTGTAACAAAGGTAAATGACCAGCTTTAGCACAATTAATCATAGCTTGTTTAGCTTGGTCTGCAGCTGAACCCTGTATTAATCTGTTTAAAGCTTTGTAAGTAAAGGCTCTTCTAATATTATTTCCATAATTAGCTTTAGCTTCATTATAATTCATAGCTTGATTCATACCAAATGTTGCAGGCTCCCATTTATCAAATCTACACTTACGACCTTTTATAGTTCTTATAAAACCAAACTTACTCGCTGATTGTGTTACAGCTCCAGCTAATTTTTTTACAAAAGGCACTCTTGAATTATATTTATTTAAAAGGATCTCTGCCTTGTCCTTATCAATACCAAGTTCTTTAGATAACTTTGCTTTACCCATACCATAAAAAAGACCCAAATTGATCGTCTTGGCTTGTGTTCTAGATATACCTGCCATATCAGCTACAATTTGATGAAAGTCAGCTGATTCGTCTGCGTAAGCTTGTATAAACTCTTCAGACCCATCTAAACGCTCTCCGATGGACGCTGAGTAGTGTGCTACTAAACGTGGCTCCTGCTGTGAATAATCAAACGAACCCCACTGTCTGCCCTCCTCTGGAAGGAATAGAGACCTTATTTTACTACCAAACTCTTTATTTCTTGCGGGAATTTGTTGAAGGTTAGGATTAGCATAGGATAGTCTTCCTGATACAGTTCCGCCTTGATCAGATCTTAGTTGGTTTATCTCTGCATGTATCCTTCCCTTATGAACGTACCTTTGTATCGAATCTATAAATGTGGAATGAAACTTATTTATTTCTCTTGCCTCTCTTACAAGGCCAGCTATTGGATGCTCACAATTCATCAACCAATTCGTTGTAAAAGACGGCTCGTCAGATTTTGCAGTTCTTGGATACTCAACACCTAATCTATCAAATACTTGTGCTACACTTCTTGCAGCCCAAATATCTACATCTAAGGTAGTTTCTTTTTTTATCTTACGTAATACTTCAAATTCTTTTTTCTTAAATTCTTTTTTCAATATGTGAGCTTTTTCTTCATCAACTCTTATACCTATCTGTCTCATTTTAATTAATGTTGGTAGTAGTTCCATTTCCATGTCCCAAACATCATTAATAGATTGTTGTTGTATTTCTGTTTTAAATCTCTGCCAAAGTTTTAATGTAAGAGCTGCATCTTGTTCAGCATAAAAACCTACGTAACCCGCAGGCATTTTCCATAAATCTGCTTTTGGATCTATACCCCACTCTTTTGCTTTCTCATTTAAAAAAGTCTCATTTTTAATTTCACCTAAATAATCTTTAGCACAAGCATTTAGTGAGAAACTCCATCTGTTTTCGTCAATTAACGCTGCTGCTATCATGGTATCTACAATTTTACCATTGATCTCAAAACCATTAGCTATCAACCAACCAACATCGTATGAAGCATTATGAAATATTTTTGTGCTAGGTCTTTTTAATAAATCTACCATCCAAGCTGTAGTTACAGCTAGATCCATGTTACCACCAGCATCATGAGCAATCGGGAAATACCATTGCTTACCTAAAGCTGCAACAGCAAACCCAACAACATGGCCTTTACCTGTAGCCCAACCTGATCCTAATCTTTTTAGTTCAGGGTCTTTTGTTTCTAAATCTATTGCTACCTCTGTAGCATCTCTTAAGTCAGGATATTCTGAAGGAGCTACCCAATCAGAATCATTATAAATAAAATTTAATTGATGACTCATGAATCTTGCATCTGAGCTATTTCAGCCGCAAACTCCTCTACCTCTGCATGGGTAACATCATCGTTTTTCTTTTTTATAAAATCTATTTCCATTTCACAATAATGAATTATTTTTTCTAAATCTTGTATTCCGCCTTTGTTTTTGTATCTGCACGCATATCTTATTACATTGGCTTGAAAAGGATTTAAGTTATTTTCTTGAACAAATGTCCAAGGCTCGATGGCAAAAGATTTATAGTGAGATCCACCAATTTGTTTCTTAGGCATAGTTACTTTTATACAATTTATAATATTTAGACAAGGGAAAATGATATCTATGATATGTCCCTAATAAGTGTAAAGTATTTATAGTTCTAGTAACTCCTGTGTACCAAACCCTTAATTCTTTTATTCTTTCATCTAAACTTTTACGATCAAAATGAGAAGGGAAATTACATTTAGCTGATACTACTACGTTATCTGCTTCACCACCTTTTACTTGATGTATGGTATCAATAATGATTCGGGCTTTTGCATCTAGATCTACTTCTTTGTTTATAATCGTTCTAAAGTATCTTTTCTCACTATCTTTAAACTTTCTTTTAAAAGCATCTGCCCAAGGTTTTTTTTCTTCTACCATACCACCTTGTAAATGAAGTTGTTCAAAGTTAAATACTTGATTAGGATGAGCAAAGCTCCACTTCTTACTGTCCGTTGATCGGTAGCCGTGATCTATGTTTAATAAATAGTTGTACATATTACAGGCATCTTCTCTAGTTATAGATCCACCTTCAACAATCTTGTCCCAATCTTGTATGGCTTTCCATTGATTTACATCAAATGATTTATTGCCTCGCATATCCTGATAATAAAGACCCATCTTCTTTGCTTCGTCTTGCAGCTCTCGCTTCACATCGTTTATTCTAGCAAGCACCATCCAGGTCCCTTCTATATCCCAAGGTACTTTTTTCAGTGTACTCCATTTATAGATCTCACCATCTTTATCGTTAGATGTAAAATCTTTTTCGATTCGGTGGCCTTCCATACCATTTAATAAACACTTAGAAAAAAAATGTACTTTCTTATTAAGTCTTCTAGATTTTTGTAATATCTTTACCTTACCTGGAAACGTTTGAAAGAATGTAACTTCTGCACCGTTCCATTCATAGATAGCCTGATCATCATCACCTGCTAAATAAACTTTGTCAGAATGTTTAGCTAACTTAACAACCATATCCCATTGTAAAGGTGTTAGATCTTGAGCTTCATCAACCATTAATACTTTAAAAGGAATAGGTAAACCTGAGTCTATATACTTCTGCACCATATCTGTAAAATCTAAACGATCATTTTTAAACTCTCCAGGTTTAGATTCGTAAGTTTTATATTGTTCGTATCCTGCTATAATAGATTTAAACTGTTGTAGCCTTACTTTCTTTCGAGGTTCTTTTTTGTATATATCTATTGGATCTGCTTTCATATTTCTTGCTCTGTCATATATTTGTAAAGACCAATTGTTATAAACTTTTTGATCATCCCAAGTGGGTTTGTAATTAATCTTTACCGTTCCATACTGCGTATGAAACTGAAGCATATCTACTTTAGGATCTAATACAGGAATGTCAGCAAATTGTTGTCTAGCTAATGAATGTAAAGTTCTAAAATATTTAAAGTCATCTTGATCATAACCTTTAAAATCTTTTCTTACTCTATCTAAACATTCTTCAATAGCTTTGTTAGTAAATGAGATATAACAGATCTCATCAGGAGATATGCCTCGTTTTAGAAATCGTTTAACTCTTTCTAAAAGTCTGTGGGTTTTACCTGTGCCTGGTGGGCCAAAGAATTTAACGGTCTTCCCATGGAGTTTTTGCTTTAGTGAATTTGACATTTTTGTTTTTGTGTTCTGTTTGTTTTGGTAATGTGGCAACCCAATGTCTAGCTTGTACTCCTTGAAACTTTGCACTTTTCTTACAGCCTGCTCCTTGTAGGAACATTGTACAATCTTTTTCAGACCAATTATATCCTTGTTTCTTCATAAATTGTCTAAAGGTCTCAAGTTTAAACCTTATTTCTGTATTGTCTTGCCAAATATTATCGTGTTCAATTTGATCAAACTCAGTAATCGTATCAGTATCCTCAAAGAATTTTACAATTCTAGTATTAAATACTTCTGCTCGTTCTTCGTCTCCATCAAATCCTTCCATATCTTGTTTGTTACTTATAAGTTCTTCTAACCAATCTCTGTAAGGATCAGGATCTCTCTTGCTTGGTTTCAAAGGTCTCCAAACAATATCATAATTTAGTAATCTCTCGCCTAATAATTGTTGTTGATACAATTGCTTTGTATCTAATTTCACGACTTTACCTTGTATAGGTAAAAGCCAATAAGGATCAGGATATGAATTTACTTTTACTAACTTACCTACTTCAGGAATAGCTTCATTTAATCCAATACCGTATTTTCGTTTGGCACATTGCGTAGATCCATTACAATACATTCTTGCAACCGATGTACCACATTTAAAAGAATAATCTTTTTTATCTACTTGTTCTATTACTTTTGCAATTTCTCTTGGATTTAACGGTGGAACGCATATCTCTTTGTTAAGTTCCCTAATATGTTCTTCCCAATAGTTCTTGTCTTCATTAATCTTTTTACATAAAACACCAACATTAAACATAGCATCATTACGGCCTTCGCCCTCTTTTATTTTATTTCTAATAAACTTGTTAACGCAATTAGGCCATTGCTTGTCT